AGAGGATTGTGAACCACCACTAAACACTGTTCCACCACCACCGCCACCTGCATAAGTTACAGATGAACCAGTTATAGAACTAGCAGTGCCATTTCCACCATTGCCACCAGAAGCACCATCTTGCCCCACAGCGCTTGCGCCACCGCCACCGCCGCTTTTATATGCGTTAGCGGCTTGGTCATTTCCAGCGCCACCGTTATTGCCTTGAGAAGGTGACGTTGTAGGAGTATTTCCTGCGCCACCACCTTGTCTGAATTGACCACCACCGCCAGAACCACCAGCACCACCTGCGGCGTTGTAGGCAGCACCAAAGCCACCACCTGTTGAAGTTATTGTTGAAAAGACAGAATCTGTTCCTTTTGTTCCGTTGGATGCGTCACCCGTACCACCTGCTCCACCACCGCCAACTGTAACTGTAAATGAACTACCTCCATTTACAGAGAACGATGTTCCACTTCTATAGCCACCAGCACCACCGCCACCGCCAGGTGTTCCGCTTGTTGATGGACCACCTGCACCGCCACCACCGCCTCCTGCAACTACAAGATAATCAACAGGAAGTACAACAACTGGGGTTACAGAAGCACTAGCAGAAGATGTGGTACCTGTTCCATTGGCATTTGTTGCTGCTACTGTAAATGTATAAGCAGTATTAGATGCAAATGTTGCACTTACTGTTACTGGAGAAGTTGTACCTGTATAAGAGAGCGCTACTGAGGGCGAACTTACTACTGTAAGTGCAGTTAAATTTTTGCCGCCAGTACTTACTGAAAACGGAATAGATACAGAGGTAGTACTTACAACAGTAGGTGTTGCAGTGATGGTCGGAGTGCCAGGAACTGTAGTAGCAGTAACGGAAGCGGAGGCAGAAGATGCCGCCGAAGTTGTGGCACTATTTGTTCCAGTAACGGAAAAGGTATAAGCAGTCTGACTAGCAAGACCAGTAACTACAAGAGGAGAAGAGGCACCTGTAGCGGTAAAGCCGCCAGGACTAGATGTAGCGGTGAAGGATGTGGCAGGCCAGTATGTGGCATCTGGCGTGAAGGCCACGCTTACAGCGCCATTATTAAAGGCACGGCTAGTGCCTACATCGGTACCCGCAACAGAAGATGGAGCGATAGGTACGTCTGCAACCTTGCCTGTAGGTCCATCTACAGATTGGCCATTGGCATTACGTACGCTCACTCTTATACCTCCACTGTGTGGTCTGCATTATCGCAAACCCAGTCGCAAGTTACTTCGTCAAGTGTCGCTTCGTCATGGCACTTGGGGTAGATAAAGGCATCGAGTTCCTCGTTGTAGGACATTCCTATACCTGCATAACGGACTCTAATTCTGTTGTTGTAACTTGTACGAACGCAGCGCTGACCACGGAAATTTCCATACCACTCTTCTGGAGTCAACCCATCAAGAAGTTCATTCTCATCTTTACCTGGAATTACTTCTGTAACGACATTGTTTTCATCAAGAAACGCATAGTGAGCCATCAAACTGTCACCGTTCCTGTTCCTGCTGTGAATGTATAAACTCTATAACCTGATCTAGATACAGTTGATACTGAGTAGGTTAGTCCTGCTGCAATGGTAGTAAGTGCTGCGTAAGAAGTTGGGTAAGCAATAATTACGACACCTGAACCACCTGTACCACCAGCAACGGTGTTGTTTCCAGAACCGCCTCCACCGCCTCCAGTGTTTACGGTTGCAGCACTTCCTACGTTGTTAACTCCACCTGCACCACCGCCACCAGTCGCAGTACCAGCAGTAGAACCATTTAGTTTAACACCACCGCCACCACCGCCAGCACGAGTTACCGCACTTCCAGTAATAGAACTCGATGTACCACTTCCACCATTACCGCCTACACCGTTTGAGGCATTTGCTCCAACACCAGTAGACCCACCTCCACCGCCACCACCAGAGTTAGAACTTGACCATCCGCTACCTCCTGCATAACCTTCAACTGGAGAATAACTTCCAGAGTTTCCAGAACCTCCCGCTACTGCATAGCCGCCAGCGCCACCATCACCAGAACCGCCACCGCCTGAACCGCCGTTATTTCCTACTGTATTTGAAGCACCGCCTCCACCACCTCCACTTGATGAAATTGTGCTAAGAGTGCTAGTACTTCCAACTCCACCCGCAGCACCGCCAGATGCAGAAGTTCCGCCGCCGCCAACTGTAACTGTAAATGAAGAAGGTAATTGAAACGATGCGTTAGTCCTATATCCACCAGCACCGCCACCACCAGTACCAGCACCACCTGAACCACCTCCACCACCAGCAATAACAAGAACTTCAGCAATAGTTGCAAAGTTTGGAGTTATTGAGTTTGATGAAGATGAAGCAGATGAAGTACCGTTTGCGTTAACTGCAGCAATGGTGAACGTGTAAGCAGTATTAAGTGCAAATGTTCCAGTAACTGTTAGTGGAGTTGTTGTACCAGAAACAGATAAAGCAATAGACGGGCTAGATGTAGCCGTGTAAGAAGTTATAGATGAGCCACCAGTAGCACCAGCAGTGAACGGGATAGACACCGTTGTTGAGTTTGTAACACTAACAGTACCGATAGTTGGTGCCTGTGGAACAGAAGATGGTGTTGTAGATGCAGAGGCAGAAGATGCGGTAGATGTGCCATTGGCGTTTGTTGCGGTAACTGTATAGGTACGAGCCACACCCACAGTCTCACTGGCTATAGATATAGGGCTTGATGCGCCAGTGTTAGTGCTACCAGAAGATGATGTAACTGTATAGCCAGTGATGCTTGAGCCGCCAGTAGCCCCAGCAGTAAATGGCACAGAGACTGTGGCGCTGCCTGTGTAAGACTGGCCAGTTGCAACTGTAGGTGTACCTACTGTTGGGTTCTGTGGGACTGTGGTTGCTGTGAAAGAAGAAGAAGTTGTAGCCGCTCCTGTGGCGCTAATATTTGAGGGCGTTACTGTTGCGGTATACGAGGTAGCGCTAGATAGACCTGTAAGAGTTACGGGACTTGTAGTCGCAGTCGTTGTTGTAGTACTAGGAGATGTAGTGATCGAGTAAGAAGAAGGACGTCCACCAGTAGGAGATGAGAACGTGACAGTTGCTGCGCCATCATTATAGGCACGAGAAGTCCCAACATTTGTAGCGCTCACTGTTGGGGCGTCAGGAATGTCTGGTATAGCAACAGGGAGGTTGCTCACACCACGGGACTTGCTGTCTGGCATGTTTACTCCTCTGAAATTGGGCTTACAAATTCATCTAATTCGGCGTCGTATTTATCGCCTGATCCTGCGTACTTGCCACGGAATGATCCATTATAAGATGTCTGAACCCAGTTGGTGTCTTCACCGAACAATGACTTGCAAAATGCAACGCCCAAAGATTCTTGTTCTTTTCCTTTTTCATCAGTAATGACTGCATTGTTTACAACAATGACTTCACGTACGATGTTGTCTTCTATTCTTGCAAAGTGTGCCATTATCCAATCACCACCACTACATAACCTGAACCACCAGTATTATTAACAAGGCTGGCGGTGCTTCCCGATGCGCCATTGCCAGTATTTGCAGAACCATCTGTTGCGCCAGTTGCATTACCACCAGCAGCGTATGTAACAGATGTGCCTGTAATTGAGTTTGCTGTACCAGCGCCACCAGTAGCACTGGTGGCTGCTGCTCCAGAGCCACCGCCACCCCAACCTGATGCGCCGTTGTTAGTTCCAGCGTTACCTTGTCCTGATGTACCACTTCCACCGCCGAAAGGCCCGCCGCCACCAGAGCCACCATCTTGTCCAGTATTTGATGGAGAACTTTGACCACTACCACCACCGCCGACTGCATAATAATTACCTAGCCGTGAAGCAAACCCGTTTCTTGCGCCACTTCTTGTGCCATCATTAAATCCCGCACCACCCGCCCCAACCACAACCGTGTTTGAACCAGATGGTAAATAAGCCGAAACAATTGAGAGTAATCCACCAGCACCTCCGCCACCAGCATTGTTACCAGCAGTTCCACCCCCACCTGCAATTACAAGAATTTCTGCAGTACCAGCAGTACCGACAGTTATAGAACCAGAGCCAGTAAACTTGTAGATAGTCTTACCAGCACGTGATGATGTGTCTACAGTAGGGGAGCCAGTGGTAGCAGTAACTGTTGCTTTACCTATACCACCTGCTGATACTGGAGAAAATAGAGGACTCATTTATTGGGCCGCCTTTACGCATACTTTACTGGGCCTGCACCAAGGACGGTGAAGGTTGCTGATGCTGTCTTAATAATTGTAAATGAGTAGATATCGATTGATGAAGCGTTACCAGCAGAAGGTGCTGTACCGCCAGAGTATTTAGGTGTTACTGCGTTACCATCAATGGTGAAGGCAGTCATGTAGTAAGCGGTAGAGCCCTGTGTAACAAAGAATGATATTGTAATTGAATCATTTGTTGCCAAGATGCTATTTAGTGTTGCACCTGATGTGCCACGGACGTTTAGTGTCCAGTTACCTGAAGCGTTGGTTGTGTAATATAAAATGCCCTGAGTAGATGCATCAAAGTTTACTGTTCCAGTAGCAGCAGTAGCAGAGACAGTCATACGCTCTTCAGGAGCAATTAAAACTGGCCCTGTAAGGGTAGGCAAAGAAGAGTTAGCCTTAGTGTTAATCTGTGTCTGGATAGCAGAAGTAACGCCATCTAGATAGCCTAACTCTGTGGCGTCTACGGCTGCAAAGGCCGAACCTGCTGTCGCTAGATCTCTTGCTTTTGTCATCTATCTACCTATTCTGTCGGCTCTCATTGTAGTGCACTTAATTTTAACCAAATGCTCAAATATACAACTTACTCTGATAATTTTTCTACAATAGGTGCAGTAAACACTGACCCATCATATGTTCCATCAATATAAGCAGGGTTGGTATCTGTATATTCAACACAGATCAAGCCTGTTACTTCTTCTGCTACTGATTTTGATTCAGCAACAATTATATTTGTAACTATTCCTTCTTTAAGTACTGCAAAATTAGGCATTTAGAACCCTTTCTTTATGGATAAAATTTACCATCTTTATAAGTGCCCTGAGTATAGGCAGGTGAATTTTCAAAAGTCATAAGGACAAATTCAGTATCTTTTGTTTTTGGATAAGTCTCGGTTTCCCAAACATACCCTTGTACAATCCCTTTCTCTACTACTGCATACATTTTGTATGGTAGGTCGTTTATGTCAGGTAAATTACCAGTAGATAAGGACTGCTCCTGTTGCACCTGCACCTCCTGCTCCAAATGTTCCAGTTGTAGCACCACCGCCACCACCACCGCCACCGCCATTACCATAACCGCTTCCTGCGGTACCAACAACACCAGCGGTATTTACTGCGCCACCTGAGCCACCATTACCGCCAGACCCAGTTGCATTTGTTCCACCTGTTCCACCAGCACCTAAAGAACCTGCTGTTTGACCTGCGCCGCCGCCACCACCTGCGCCGCCGCCTGTATTTCCAAACATAATTGCAGTTCCTGCGCCTCCACCTGACCCAGCAGTTCCTGAAGAAGAACCAGTTGAAGCCGTAGCAGTTGAGCCTCCCCCTGCTCCTGTTCCACCGTTTCCACCAACACCACCAAAACCATTGGAAGTTCCACCACCACCGCCACCACCGCCGCCGCCCGAAGCGCCAACACCTCCAGCAGCACCATTACCGCCGTTTGTAGTAGAAGCGCCAGCACCGCCAGCACCACCTGCGGAAGTAATTGTACCGTTAGTGAAGACAACAGAGGTAGTACCACCAGTTCCGCCAGCAGCACCAGTTGTTGCACCAGCAGTTCCAGCATTACCAATAGTTATACTTATAGGAGTTACATAATTTACATATACGCCAAAAGAAACTCTACCGCCAGCGCCACCACCGCCTCCACCTCCTGCAACGGTTGAGCCATTAGCGCCAGCACCGCCACCACCTCCGCCACCAACTACCGCAATCCAACAAGCAATTTGACCAATTGCGTAGTTAGCGTCAGTTGTAGTGACTGCGGTACGCAAAATTGGAGCAACGCTTGAACTTGCTGCAGGTACTTGTGAAATTGCCATTTTTAATCCTTTTTAGTAGTAAAGATAAACAACACCAGCGCCACCATTGCCGCCACTTTGACCGCCAGCAGAATTTCCGTGTCCGCCACCACCGCCTTGACCTAAAGCACCAGCGTTTCCGCCAGAATTTGCACCGCCACCTGTACCGCCTGATGAAGTAGTGCCGTTTGTTGTTCCACCGCCACCGCCATTATTACTTCCGCCGCCGCCACCACCACCAGGAACTTTGAAAGTTATATAAGGGTTACCCATTCCTTGACCGTAAGAAATGCGACCTTGTGAAAAACTGCCAGCGCCGTCTGCTCCATTTGCGCCACCAGCACCACCACCACCTCGACCACCACCACTTACTCCTCCACCACCTGCGCCAAAAAATGGACCTGGAAATCCATCTGCACCAATACCGCCAGCACCACCATTAGCAGCAAAACCAATTGTTGATGGACCTACATAAGTTGTTCCTCCGAGACCACCATTTGCAACGCCACCAGCACCAATTACTATTGGTAAATTTCTATAAAGTTGCGCTCCTGTAATGCTACCAATATTTACAAAACCACCACCGCCACCACCGCCACCTGCACCACTGCCGCCATATTCCGCACCGTTTGACCCAGCACCGCCACCACCTACCGCAATAAAATAAACTGTATCTACTGTTGAGGGAATTGTAACAAGTTGTGATGAAGTAATAGTGTTTTGTAATGAAGGCGCAGTCGTGCGCCCTGCACTAGGTGTAGGGAAGACTGTTAATGCCATTACGCTATCTCCACTCCGTTAATATTAAAGTTAATTGTTGTTGCTGATGCGCCACCAGTAATGGTGTTAGTTGCTGATAGTACTAACTTGCAGTCAATGTAGACCGTAGTATTTGCGGCGATTGCTGTTGTGGTATGAAGAGCGACCTGTGAACCAGATGGACCCATAGCCAAAGTGAATGTGCCTGCAGATCCTGCAGTATTAGTTACGGCAATACCAGTAACTACTGTTGTGGTAGAAGCAGGTACAGTATAGAGAACTGTGGTCGTGGTTAACGATGCCGCTGCTCTAGCGAGGTTCTTAGTTGTTACAGCCATTAGTTACTGTCCTTTTCTTTAGATTGCTTGCATTATATTAAGTTCAAGATAATCATCTGTCCAAGCAATTCCTGCTGTTGCAGTTGAGTCTGCGATGATTGTTTGTGGTAGAGCGCCAGAAGCAGATGATGATGTACCTACTGCTACACGAGTCACTACGTTATCACCAGTGGCCGCTAAAATATCGCCCTTTGCATCAACCAATGTCTGATCTACAGCATTAGTAATGGTAAATGGTGAGAAGGTTAGTATTTCTACTACGTCATTTGCTGCTAATGCAGTAAGGCCTGTGATGCTAGTTCCCGATGACGCTGTGTAGTCACCGCCACGGACCAACATCACGCCGTTGAGGTATACCTGCTCCATACCAACGGTGTAGCCGAGAACGGAGCCGTTGGCATCTACGCCAGATACTGAGGTCTCAGAACCAACAGCAACAAAACGATAGCGTGTGAGTGTTGCTACGGTGGACGATGCTGTTGAGATACTCATTAGGAGATTTCACTTCCAAATGCAGAAAACGATAGTGTTGCAGTTGATGCAAAGACTCGCACTACATCTGTGGTAGCCAAAGTTAGGCCAAGAGTTAGGGCAGTTGCATCTGATCCCGCAACTGTTGCTCCATAGACAATATAGTGCTGGTTTGCAATTGCTGCACCTGCGGGGCTAACTGCGATGCGATATGTCGCTGCAGTAGCGGCTTGATTACAAATCATAATTGTTGAAATTACAGTCGAGGTTGATGCAGGGACTGTATAAAGCGTTGTAAGAGTTGTGGCAGCGGGTGCTGACTGCGCCAGCGTCTTATAAACTGTAGGCATGAGACTCCTTCGAAGGGGATGAACATAGGTTAACTGGTACATAAAGTCTATGTGGGCTAAAGTGTAGCCATGAATTTGGTGCAAAAATCGGTTTCTCAGGGCGGAAAATTAGCGCCCATAATCATACCCAACTCTCTCAGTAACGGCCTAGGATTAATGAATCCCTCGGTCTATATTGATGATGATGGAGACATCTTAGTTAACCTTCGTCAAGTTAACTACACGCTATATATCAGCGAGAATGACAAGCGCTTCTTTAGCCCTTGGGGGCCTCTCACTTATCTGCACCCAGAGAAAGATCAGCGCCTTGTCACCAACAACTTCCTCTGTCGCCTAGATAAAGATTACAACGTCATCAACTACACCAAGGTGGAGATGATGGAGTTGCACAAACCTATCTGGGAGTTTGTTGGACTAGAAGATGCTCGTGTCGTTCAGTGGGATGGCGACTACTACATGATCGGTGTTCGTCGTGATACCACGACCAATGGCATTGGACGTATGGAGTACAGCAAGGTAGAGATTGACAAGGAGAACTGGACTGTCAAGGAGGTTCAGCGAGTCAGAGTTCCAGCACCGCTGCATGAGGCCACTTCGTATTGTGAGAAGAACTGGATGCCCGTGCTTGATAAGCCGTATCACTTTGTGAAGTGGGCTATGCCTACAGAGGTGGTGTGGTCAAATCCTAATGAACCAGAAACAAAACAAGTCGTTGTTAATGACAACGTTCCTCGTCCACCTATTGACCAGCGTGGTGGTTCTCACGTTATTGCGTGGGGCGATTACTATCTCTGCATTACGCATGAAGTAAAACTGTGGAGAAACTATTTAAATCAAAAAGACTCTACATATCGCCATCGTTTGATTGTCTGGGATAAAGAATTTAATTTTGTTGGACTCAGCAAGGAGTTTGCTTTTATGGATACTCCTATTGAGTTCTGCGTAGGAGCAGCGATTATAAATGACAATATGCTGGTGAGTTTTGGTGTTCAAGATAACTCAGCGTTTGTGCTTGAAGTCCCTAACAGTGTTGTTAATGAATTGATTGAGGAGGCAAAGACATATGTCAATTAAAGATCTTGCAGTAGATGTGTCTTTTGATTCCTACAATCCAGAGAAGAACTTTGCCCTTGCTAATGCTTACTTTGATCAGGGGCAGTTTGCATCTGCTGCTGGCTTCTATCTAAGAGCGGCAGACCGTGGATACAAGACCCATCCGATCATTGCCTACACATCGCTGCTACGAATGGCTCTATGTTTCTCAAAGCAGGGGGATAGAAATGCGACTGTCTATCAGACGATCCTGCACGCTATCACTCTGCTTCCTGGAAGACCAGAGGCGTACTTCTTAATTTCCAGAATCCATGAGCGCAATAAGGAGTGGCAGAAGGCATACACCTTTGCAGAGATTGGTCTGGTTCACACTATCGCTGGCTATAACAATCCGCTGCCTGTGTACGTGGAGTACAACGGACCATATGTCCTACTATTTGAGAAGGCTGTAGCGGGCTGGTGGCTAGGCCGTAAAGAGGAGAGTAGAGAATTGTTTGATCATCTACTAGATAATGTTGAGATGTCGCAAGAGTATGTCAATGGCTGCATCAACAACTTGAAGTTGTTCTAATATGTTTCCTAATTGGTTTAGAAATGTATCCCCATACTTTGATCGCAAATGTCCTCGTGAGCCTATCCGTGCTCTACAGATCGGCACCTACACAGGTGATGCCACACAGTGGCTACTAAATAATCGAGAGATTATTACGATCGATGATGTGGACACCTGGGAAGGTAGCCAAGAAGATCAGCACTTCTCATTAGACTTCTCATCTGTCGAGCAGTACTACGACTCACGATTTAGCGATGACCCTAGAGTCATCAAGCACAAGATGACTAGCGATGAGTTCTTCAACACCAATACCAAAACCTATAACTTCATCTACATCGATGGAGATCACACAGCACTACAGACTGCCCTAGATGGCCTTAATGCCTTCAAAGTCCTTGAGAAGGGCGGAGTTATCGCCTTTGATGATTACGGCTGGACAGAGGGCGGTAAGGAATTCCTAGAGCCTAAGAGGGGCATTGATGCCTTCTTCTCTATCTGTGAAGGAGAGGTTATCTGCCTAGAGGATGGCTATCAGATGTGGTTTGTTAAATGCTAGGTAATGCCTGCTTTGAAGTCTTTCATACTGATACTGGAAATGAACTTCGTAATAAATCTTATGAAGGAATTCTCAAGGGCGTTTCTTTTCTGCCACGACTAGGATCCCCTACGATGTATCTCAATACCGTTGATAAGGTTGAGAACTTTGTAAACACACGACCAGAGTTCAAGGTCAATACCGTTGAAGATTACTGCCAGCCAGGTGAGACATTTCCACCTAGTGCTGGTGTGGTGGGTGTGTGGGCCAGTAACTACTTGGCATACAAGAAGTTCTTAGAGTCGGATTACGACACCATGATCTTGTTTGAAGATGACATTGTCATGAGTAAGAACTTCAAGATGGTTGTTGAGAAGTACATGTGGGAGTTACCTGCTGACTGGGACTTCTTCTCGTTCTTTGTCCCTGATGATTCGCTCTTTGCGTACAACGAAGAGCAGCACACTATAGGCGCAGAAAATGTCTGCATTTCTTATCAGCAGTGGTCGTGTGCTGGTTACATGGTCAGTAAATCAGGAGCACGCAAAGCGGTTGCAGATATTGAGTCACGAGGAATTAACTGCCCAGTAGATTGGTACATCTTTAACTTTAGAATGAAGAAAGAAGATAACAAGCAGACTTTCTTTACCTACACACTAAAGCCAGGCAAATATCGCCCAATTAAATTTTTACAAGAAGCAGCCCAGTACAGCCAGATACATCGTGGCAGTACTGAACTACTTAATTAATTACATTCCACCTAGCATCAACACTGTAGGAGTTGCATCAGATGCAGCCGCAGCCCACTGAGTTCCAGATCCTGTAGATGTAAGTACGAAGCCGTTAGTACCTGTTCCGCCACCTGCAGTTAATGATCCTGTGATGGTTAGGTTAGAGATAGTTGGTGCAGTACCAAGTACGTTTGCTCCAGTACCTGTCAAAGTACCAAATGCTTCAAAGTCAGCATCCCAGTCAGCCGCAGTTGTTAGAGTAGTACCAATACACATGATGTGCGCTGTTACTCCAGGAATTACTGTTGCGACTAAGTTACCACCTGAGGAGTTAATGGTCAGGTTGCCAGTTGAGTTATTCTCGATATCATAACCAACACCAGTTACTAGAGTGCTTGTTACTGGTAACACGATTGTTTGAGTTGTTGATCCAGTAAATAGTTGTTGGCGATTGCTGGATGCGGTAAGAGTCGTAGTTCCTGCCGCTGTTGCAACAGTTGAGTAACCGAGTTTGATGTTGTTGATTACTGGAAGAGAGATTGTTGGGTCAGTACCAAACACAGCAGCACCAGTACCAGTCTCATCTGTGAGTGCTGTTGCAAGGTTTGCAGATGTAGGTGTGGTTAAGAAGGTCTGAACACCTGTACCTAGTCCAAATGCAAATCCACCTTGGATACCCTGGGTGCCTTGTGTACCCTGCGTTCCTTGAGTGCCCTGCGCTCCAGTAGTTCCCTGGGCTCCAGTAGTTCCTTGAGTACCCTGAGTTCCTTGAGTTCCCTGTGTGCCTTGAGTTCCTGTAGGTCCTTGTACACCCTGAGTACCAGTGTCACCCTTGTCACCTGTACGGGCGAATGTGATAACAATGTCATCTGAGTTTGCAAATGTTCCATTGCCAGATACGTAAGATGCACTTACAGTAAACCAGCCAGTGTTGTTTGTTACTGATGAGATTGTAAAGAGCGCAAATGAATTATCGTCATACTTCTTTGACATACGGAAGTGACCCTTGATTGTAGAGGTCGATGTTCCAATAGTGTTAAGGAAGGATGAGATATCTGTGGCTGCGTCATTGCTTGCATCAAGATAGACAGAAGTTGCAGAAGATAAAGTCAAAGAGTTAAAGCGAACATTTCCAGTACCTGGATCTGAGGCAGTTGTAGTTGTGCTGTAGGTGTAGTCAAATGATGCACCGCCGAAGTTACCAGCAGCACCCTGCACACCGAGAGTACCCTGTACACCCTGTAAGCCTTGAACTCCCTGTACACCTTGAGCGCCAACAGTTCCCTGTGTGCCCTGTACGCCTTGTGTACCCTGCACGCCCTGTGAGCCTGTAGCACCTTGTGTACCAGTGGTGCCCTGTGTGCCCTGGGTTCCTTGAGCACCAGTTGCTCCTTGTGCACCAGTGGTGCCCTGTGCTCCTGTGGTGCCTTGGGTGCCTTGAGTACCTTGAGTTCCTTGTACACCTTGTGTACCAGTGGTGCCCTGTACACCCTGTGTACCTTGAGGACCCACTGCACCCTGTGCACCAACTGCTCCTTGTAATCCAGTTGTAAAGAGAACAAGTTCAAGGTTCATTCCGCCAGTAAACGAGTTGTTGCCAGAACCACCATCGCCAACTCTAGTTACTGGAATCTTTACGTAACTGTTAGAGACAACTGTAGGTGAACCAGTAACTTCGAATGTAATGTAAACATTTGAATCAATTTTTTTCTGAATAATAATGTTGTCGTATTGTTTTACGAGGCCCAAATAGACATCAATATCAACACCAGAGTCGTTGAGATGATCTACATAGATAAAAGTTGCAGAAGGTTGTGTTGCATTATTAAGTCTTAATTGACCACTACCTGGTTTTGCATCTGAAGTATTTGCATCAAATACGTAGTTAAAGTTAGATGTAGAACCACCAGATGTACCCATAACACCTTGAGTACCTTGAGTACCAAGAGTTCCCTGAGTACCAGTGGCTCCAAGAGTTCCCTGTACTCCCTGTGTACCTTGAGTACCCTGGGTACCTTGGGTGCCAGTTGTTCCCTGCACACCCTGCACACCCTGTGTGCCTTGGGTTCCCTGAGCACCAACAGTGCCCTGTGCACCTACGGCGCCTTGCGCTCCTAGTGTTCCCTGGGTTCCTTGAGTACCTTGTGTTCCCTGAGTTCCTTGTTGTCCTTCAGTTCCCTGGACTCCTTGCACACCCTGTACGCCCTGTGTGCCTTGAGTTCCTTGAGTACCAGTAGGTCCTTGTACACCTTGGATACCTGTATCGCCCTTATCACCAGTGCGAGCAAAGGTGACTACGATGTCATCTGAGTTAGATAGTGTTCCGTTTCCTGATACATAAGAACAGTTAACTGTAAACCAACCAGTGTTATCTGTAACAGATGAGATTGTGTAAAGTTTAAAGACGCTGTCATCAAACTTCTTGGATACACGGAAGTGTCCCTTGATAGTAGATGTTGATCCGCCGATTGTGTTTAGAAAAGTTGAAATGTCAGTTGCAGCATCATTGCTACTGTCGATGTACATAGCAGTTGCTGAAGTAGGAGTTGCATTAAAGCGGATGTTTCCAGTTCCTGGATCAGCCGCTGTTGTGCTTGTGCTGAATGTGTAGTCAAAGGTCGCTCCACCAAAGTTACCAGCCGCACCTTGGGCGCCTAATGTTCCTTGAACACCCTGCAGTCCTTGTACGCCTTGAACTCCTTGAACGCCCTGTATTCCTTGTACGCCTTGGCTACCAGTAGTTCCTTGTACGCCTTGGACTCCTTGAACTCCCTGCACACCTTGAACTCCTTGAGTTCCTTGGGTGCCTTGCGCTCCGTTAGAACCTACAAAACCTGCAGTTCCTTGAGAACCTTGGGTACCAAGGGTTCCTTGTGTACCTGTAGTTCCTTGTACGCCTTGGATGCTTGGTCCCTGTGTACCTTGAGTTCCTTGAACAGTTGGTACTGATACGTTTATTGCTCCGCCTTGAAGAGCGAAGGTGATGTTGTCACGAGTTCCACTTGTTATGGCTTCGTAAGTGTGTTGAACTGTGTGGTAAAGATTTGTAAGTCCTTGTGGAAGATCATCTGTGTTGTCTAATGCGGCTCCACTAATGAGTGTAGCAACTGCATTCCCATTAATGAAGTAAGGAAGAGCGGCCCAAGTAGAAGTTCCATCACCAATTTTGAATTTTCCAGTATTGATTTCAAAACCGATTTCACCTTCAGATAGAACTACTGATGAGACAGCGTCCCACTGTGAAGACGATCCACGACGAACTTGAATCTTTGATGCCATTACGGAGTTCCTCCATTTACCACAGGATTGCTTGTGTAATTACTTGTTGGCGTTCCGCCATCGATAGAGCCGCTACCTACTGCACTCCACACAGAGCCTGTGTAGACAAACAGTGATGTATCTGTTGAATCGTAGTACACGTCACCAGCGTACTGGCCAGAGGGCGCTGACGCCTTAGCCAATACGTTAACTGGGACGAGTGCTCTTTTGCTCATGTATTAAGCCTTGACTACCACTCTGTAAGACTTAGTTGTGATTGGTGCTACTGCAAATCCAATCGTTACTGAGGTAGTAGTTACGTAGGCTACATCTGTTACAACTTCCATCTTAGAAGCCGCATCCCAGACTGTGACCATGATGTCTGTAGTTCCGAGGTTGTGAGTAACTGGGAACGAGGTAGTTCCTGTTGCTCCACCATCGGTTGAATCACCAGTGATAGTTACTGCGTAGGTTCCAAGTTGACCAGATGTACCCTGTGTACCTTGAACACCGTTAAGACCTTGTATACCGTCTGTACCCTGTGTACCTTGAGTACCAGTTGTACCTTGGACACCAGTAGCACCATCGAGGTTGATTGACCATACAGCGTATGTTCCTGAGCCCTTGATGTCGTTAACATTTACAACGAGAGTATTAGTGCCTGATGTGTAACTGACTACAGTTGCGGACATGTGGTTGTTTACATCGTAAGCAACTACTACATCCTGACCAACTGAGTATGACAGGTCTGGATCAGCCAGTACAAAACTTACGTTGTTTGCTACCGCAATTGCTCGTGAAGTTGTAGAGGTTGTCTTGTAACGGTCTGAGTGTCCTTGTACACCTTGTGTACCAGTTGTACCTTGAACACCTTGAGTACCGTTTGTACCTTGGGTACCCTGCTGGCCTTCAGTTCCCTGTACGCCCTGGGTTCCGTCTGTACCTTGAGTACCCTGAGTGCCATCGGTACCTTGTGTACCTTGTTGGCCTTCAGTTCCCTGTACGCCTTGTGCGGCAAGTAGTGTCCACCAAGTGTCTTCTGTTGGTGTGTGTCCTGCTGCACCGTAAATCTTGCGATACCAAGTTTGACCGTTGTAGGTAACAACATCACCTTCGGTATAGATAACTCCGCCGTTATAAGGGCCAGCAAAATTCCAGAGGGCTGCTGTACCTTGAGTTCCCTGGGTACCATCTGTACCTTGGGTTCCTTGAGTGCCATCGGTACCCTGTGTACCTTGCTGACCTTCAGTTCCTTGAACTCCCTGAGTACCTTCAGAGCCTTGGACTCCCTGTGTACCATGGGTTCCCTGTACGCCTTGGGTTCCTTGTGTACCTTGGGCTCCAAGTGTTCCTTGTGTACCTTGAGAACCAACAGTTCCTTGTACGCCCTGTGCACCAGTAGTACCTTGAGCACCAGTGTCACCCTTGTCACCAACTCTTGCAAATGTTAGGTATGCATTATCGTTGTTGAGAAGTGATAGTGATCCAGAAACAAATGCGACTGGAACTGTGAAATAGTTTCCGCCATTTTCATTGTGAGTACCAATAATTTGGAAGAACGCATAGTTAAGCGGATTAGTAATATCCGTTACTTTAATAGTTCCCTTGATACCTGATGTTGAATCATCAATAGTCTGTAGGAAAGAAGTAATGTTAGTTGCGTTTGCATCGATTGGGTCGATGTAGAGTTCAGTAACAGATGAGAATGTTGTAGAGTCAAACTTAAAGTTACCTGCATTTGGGTCTGTGTCTGCGGTATTAGTTAAGTAGTTGTACTCAAAAGTTTCTCCACCGAATGTACCAGTAGCACCTTGGGTTCCATCGGTACCTTGAGTTCCTTCAGCGCCTTGTACTCCTTGAGTACCCTGTGCACCTTCAGAACCTTGAGTTCCTTGTTGTCCTTCAGTTCCCTGGACTCCTTGCTGGCCTTCAGTACCTTGAACTCCTTGAGTACCTTGAGTTCCTTGTACACCCTGAGTACCAGTAGTTCCTTGAGCGCCCTGAGCACCAACTGTACCCTGAGTACCTACTGCACCTTGAGTACCAAGAGTACCTTGTGATCCAACAGTACCTTGGGTGCCCTGAGTTCCTTGCTGGCCTTCAGTACCTTGAACTCCTTGTACACCTTGAGTTCCTTGTGAACCTAGTGTGCCTTGAGTTCCTTGTGCACCGACAGTGCCTTGAACGCCTTGAGCACCGACAGTACCTTGGGTACCTTGAGCACCAACGTCACCAGTACGAGCAAATGTAAAGAGAAGTTCTTCTCCGTCAGTAAATGCTCCCTGACCAGAAACATAAGCAACTTCTACATCAAACCAGTTTGGTGCTGAGTCTGTAACACCAGAGATTGTGTAGAGGTAAAAAGTAGCAGTATCAAATTTTCTAGATACCTTTACGTGACCCTTAATTGGTGATGTTGAGTCATCGATTGTCTGTAAAAAGTTAGAGACGTCATAGTTACCATCAGCAGGATTATCATCCAATGCCAGGTGTGTAACTAGAGTTGGGTTAGCATTGTTTAGACGAGCATTGTTGTCGCCTGGGTCTGACATTGTGACAGTGTTGTCAAAGTTGTAAACAACTGTGATACCACCGAAGTTACCTTCAGCACCTTGTGCACCCTGTGATCCTTCGGTACCTTGAGTACCGTCAGTACCCTGTGTTCCTTGGGCGCCTTCTGTTCCTTGTGTACCTTGCTGTCCTTCAGTGCCTTGAACGCCTTGTTGACCTTCGGTTCCTTGCACACCTTGTGTGCCGTCAGTACCTTGTGTGCCCTGTGTACCATCAGTGCCTTGGGTACCTTGTGTACCGTCGGTACCTTGGGTACCTTGCTGTCCTTCGGTACCCTGTGTACCGTCAGTTCCCTGAGTACCTTGAGTTCCGTCGGTACCTTGAGTTCCTTGTGTTCCGTCAGTACCTTGAGTTCCCTGTGTGCCGTCAGTTCCTTGCGTACCTTGAGAACCTACAGTTCCTTGTGCACCTTGAGTACCTAGCGTTCCCTGTGCACCTTGAGCACCAACAGTACCTTGTGAACCGACAGTGCCTTGCACACCTTGTGTACCTTGGCTTGCGTTGATCCACGCAGTACCATTCCAGGTCTTTACAACCTTATCGTCAGTGTCATAATAGATCTGACCTTGGACTGGGTTGGTTGGCCTCTGTGCTGTTGAAAGGTTTTGAATTCGGGCATTTTGAAGTTCAAGTTTGCCTAAATCAATTGGGGTTAAAAATTTTCTTGCCATTCGGTTATCTCCTTTAAGATAAGTAGGCTATTCCTGAGAACGCTGCTGAAAAGGTTATTACTAAGGAGTCCGAATTAGTATAGGCGATTTCACCTTCGACTATATTACCAGCCGAATCTTGAACTGTAACGTTAGGATAAAACTTTAAATTGTGAACAATACTCCAGGTAGCACTAGCCACTCCCTGGATGTGCTCGTATGATACACGACCAACTGTAAAGTATTTATTTGTAGTACCTTCTGGAACATCATCCGTATTATCAACTGCTGCCCCACCAATACCTGTTGCTCCCTGAACACCGATAGTTCCTTGTGTTCCTTGGGTTCCAGCACCAGTTCTACCTTGAGTTCCCTGTATACCGATGCCTTGGGTACCCTGTACACCCTGTACTCCTTGGGCGCCTCTGACGCCTTGAGTACCTTGAGCACCAGTAACTGCTCCACCACCAGAACAACTACCACATCCACAACCTGATGGATGAGTAGTGCCTTCTGGAGTTGTGATTAATACGACATCGTTAACGGCAATTGGAACATTGTTGGCACCTGGGCGTGTGTATTGGTTTGGACTCATTGACTCACCTCTGGTGTTTTAAAGATCTGTCCAGAAACATATGTATGTGTTACGTTTTCTTCGTCTGTCAATTGTACATCGTAATAAGATTTTCCAGGAAGTAAACGAGTCTGATCACCAGTAAGAGAAAGTACTAATGTTCGTTGGTTATCTCCATCTTCAGTGATATCTGGTTTTGTCACAGTAAACTCAGTAAGTACAACTGCAGCACCTGGCAATGCTCTAATTTGCGCCAATGGGGTTAAATTGTTTACTTCAAAATCTAAACGAATAGAGAACTCGTATGCATCGCCTTCATAAATATTGAGGTCTTGAACAACTGTTGTTGGGATTGATTTAACATTTCCATAAGTTGGAATAGGTAAACGAACTCTAGTCTTAGTTGACTTATCATCAATTTCTTGTGGTTGAAATATTGGTACATATTCGTTTGTTGTCTTTGAAATACGGCGCAAAGAGAATACATCTATTTTGTATAGGCCAATACTTAGTTGAGAACAGAGTTCTTTGTATTGGTTCTTGCGAACATCGATCATCTGCATCAACTGGCGATAACGTTCAGAACGAGGAATCATCACTCCATCTGGCGCCGTAATGTCAATATCAAAAGATGCATCTGTAGCCAGTGTGTACATTGCTAGTGTAGATGCGTAAACAATAACTGGATATTCTTCAACTGTAGGCAAAGTTGCAACGCTCATTGTGCGACCATAAGAGTCTGTATGAAAAGTTGTGTGTTGCTCAAATGCGTCATTAACGTATTGACAGATCTCAATTGTTGTAAAGTATTTGTAGTAGTTTCCAGCAACGATGATAGAGTCACCAGCAGTTGGGGTTGTATCAAAGACTATGTAGCCCGTGGCTTCTTCTACCTCTACAGTAGAAGATACATCCTCGCCCTCTTGATTAATCACAAGGTTAGCGCCATCAAGAGGAGAATAGGGAATTAAAAATCTATTTGTAGTTCCGTCTGCAATAAACTGGTATACAAAAGACTTACCAATGTCGCCAAGTTCATACCGTAAACGGTCTGCAAGGCTGTTTATCGTTGCCACGGAACCTCCGAAAAGTTATTGGTGCAATCATCTCGTATATCGGCGCACAAAAAAGGTCCAACCCCCAACTGGGAGGAGGGCGGGAACCAGTTGAGGGTCGGACTACTGTAGACGTGCTAACTGTTTAGTTAGGACGCCAAATGTAACCAAGTTGTTCTAGATATGCTGCAAGTTGTGCAGGAACTCGGTACTTAACTCCAGCCTTAAAGGTGTAGTTGTTTCCGACTCCGTAAGTCATTTCTTCAACATCAGTGATGGTACGAATTACTACCATGTCACCTGCTGTAGAGACTCCAACGTCTTCAATTTCATCTAGGACAAGTGGAGCATCTGGTTGTTTAGGATCGAATACATCCTTTTCCAGACTCTCTGCCTCAATCTGAGCCGCAATGGAGATTTCATCCTTGCGCTTCTTTAGTTCTGCTGCGTTCTTCTTTGCTGCTGCTTCCGCTGCACGACCTGTTGCGTCAAGCGGACTTGTTGGTGTATTTGCCACGGTGTTTATTCTCCTAAGTTAGTTTTTTATTGTGATGTGCCTGGGGGCCCAGGAAGGAGTAGGACCCCCAGACGACATTTAGTTATTAATTGGTATAAACTTTCACAATTGCTTGATCAGTGATTACACCAAGGCCCCAGATTGCGTACCATGCAAGAGCGTGTTCACGACCGAAGTCAAGAACGCCACCGTCACGGAGTTCAACTGGAAGAGAGATTGCGTGACCAAATGCGTTGTCACCAATCATGATTGCTTCGTATGCATCTGCAGTGTTACCTGTTGCTGATGTTAGGTAACCCTTTTCTGCTGTGTAATCTGCAGATTCTGGGTTTCCACCGTTACCTGGGGCTGTGTTAGCCTTAACAGGAATTGAGCCAGCAGATGCTGGAGCACCAACAAGAGTTGAAGTTGTGTATGAGCCAGAAGCCGCAAGCAACTTAACCTGTGTTGTTTCGATGAATACTACGTCGTATAGACGACCGATTTCACCGAGCATGAAGTTACCTGGAGCAGCGTACTTTGTAACTTCGATGAACTCTGGGTTCGAACGAATGTCACGTGACTGCTTTGGGTGGATGAACATTACATATGTTTCACCTAAGCGAGGGATGTTCTTACCAGCAAGTGTAAGAGCAGCATCCTTTACAGCGCCTGTTGACAACTTGTGGTCACCATCTAGTGCTGAAATTCCAGATGCTGGAGTTCCTTCGTTGTACCAGTCATTTACACCCTGGAGGCCAGTGCGGTCATAACCGAATACAGCAGAAGTTGCTGCTGAAAGTGTGTTGCGTGCCTGTACGTCGAGGTACTGTGCCATGTGGCGACCAAGAAGACGTGAAGCAGAAGCCATAACGTCATCGAATGATGCGTTAAGTAGGAGTTCTGAAACTGCTACTGCGTAGCCGTGTTCAGCAACTGTGATAGCGATCTGCTCTGCTGTGAGTGCGTTTGTTGTCATACGAACGCCTTCAGTCAACGGAGTTGGATCGATACCGAAGTTCTTGTAACGAAGGAAGTTAACACGAAGACCTGGTGCTACACCAAGTTCAGTCTTCTTTACTGCAAACTGTTCGAAACGGAGGATTGGCATTGCCTGGAACAAAATTTCTTTTGACCAGATTGTTTGAATTGCTTGGTTCAGGCTTGAGTTTGAACCTGAGTAAGCGGTTGGTGCACCAGCGAGTTGGCCAGTGCCTGTAATTGCAGACGCCATTTAGGGCAGTCCTTTCTGTAGTTGGTTGAGGGTATTAACCGAAAAGACCCTGGCCTCTATTTGATGCTGCGTTGCCAAGTAGTTTGGCTCTTTGCTTCGCATATTCCGCCATATCCATTCCCCGAATTCCATCAGGGGTATACGATTTTTGTTCCGAATCATTATCGAGGGGTCCTGCGGCAGGTGCAGTTATGCGAGTTCCTGCCATTTGTTGTCTAGCACTTTGCATTGCTGCTTGTGCAGAGTTCAAGATTCGAGCAGACTTTTCTTTTAAGTTCAAGATGCTCTGTTCGACAGCCTCTTGACTATCACCGTCAATTAAGTCAATGAGTTCAGGAATAATATTGTCACGTTCCTGCTCAAGTCTTGTCTGACGATAGTTCTGAAGTTCTTGGAACCTGCGCTCTTGTTCTAGGAGAGCAAAAGCACGTTCTCTTTCAAGACGTTCATTCTCTAGGAGAGAATTAAATTCTTGCTCCTTCTTTGCGAGGAGTTCTTTAGCAGAAAGTTCAGACTCTTCTTGTTCTTTTCGTAGCGCTTCTTGACGTGATGCTTCTTCAGCAATACGTGCTTCACGCTCTGCTTCTTTGGCAGCCTGCTCTTCACGAGCCTTCTTCAAAGTTGCAAGTTCTTCTTTCATCTTTTCCATCTGAGGGTACAACTTTGCTTTCTCTTGTTCACGAGCCTTAGCAATGTCGTCTGCGCTATACACAGAATTTACCTCATTCTGAAAAACTTCATTTGCGGTTCCTGCTGCTTCCAAAATTGCTGGAGACAATAGGTCAGCATTTTCTACTTGGTTATCCATAGTAATCACTTGTCTTTCTTAGGTCGTTGTCCGAATGCCTTGCGGCGTGCCACTGGGTTATTAACAAGATAATTGCAGTACATTTGACTGCTTTTGTCTTGCTATATTCTGATAATTAATCAGAAATCTTTTATTCTTTGTCGACTGATCTCCGTTGTGGAAGTTTAGTTCCGTAGGCATCAGTAACAAGTTTGTTGCGGATCTCGGCTTCTGCCTGAACCTCTAAGCCCTTAGTCTCTTGACTTGCGGCATTTTCAGGATTGTTTTTAGTCTCAGGCCCCATCATTCCATCGCCCATAACATCCCCATCACCTAGTTCTGTAGGCTGCATAGGGATTGCAGAGTTGCCGTCAGGCCCTGGCATCATGCCAGTCATGTCCATGATCTGCTTCTGAATTTGAATCTTGACCAGTTGTAGAGCGCCATCGGCTTCAGCATCTGAGATAAGTTCTTGACGAATCTCTTGCAACTTCTCTTCTGGGAATTCTTCGCCAAGTGTGCGTAGCGCACCTTCCTTGGACTCTAGACCCATTCCCAACTTAGTCTGGATTTCGTTGAGTGCAATCAACTTATCAAGTGGAAGTGGAGGTGGGAATTGTACGTAGTTCATGTAAGAGATCGGATCATTAGGATCTAGTTGTGGTAACTGACCTTCTTTGATTGGACCGTCTTCATCTGGATTGTATGTAAATGTCTGTGGCTCTTTTAAGAACAATGTTCTAAGAGCAAGTTCATTGATGCGTTCTAGTCCCTTACCGTATTGAGCAACCTTCTGTGAATAGCGGTTCATCAATGGCTGGTACTGAATAGAAAGAGCAACACCTGAAGTGTTAGAGATTGCTTGAACTTGACCCAGTGCGGTTTCTGGGATGTTCATAATTTCATGCATTGAGCGCTTTAATAGTTCTAGGTACTTCAAGGCTCCGTCGATTCCTTGAGCACCGCCTTCTAGGTTGAAGACCTGAGCATCTTTTGGAAGACCGCCCCAAACCTTCTTAGCGCCTTTTTCTAGGTTAGAGGCTTTAGCACCCACGATCACCGTTACTGGTGATGCGTGGTAGTTAATGATGTCTGCAACATCAGTGCTAATTTCGTTATATGCACGGTTGATAGTGATGATGTCGTGTGCGTCCGAGAGACCCCACGGCGATCCTGAAACAGGAACATTAGGTATATGTACCACTGGAATAAGTCCAAGTGGATTTGGGCGTGAATCAATCAACTCATCGTTAACGTATTCTTCAATAACGTCATCGGTAAGGATTTCTGTATAAGTAAATACTTGGCGTGTACCTTCAAGAGATGTTCCCCAGAAACGATACTTCTGCTTAAAACGTAATAGACGTGTGCGATCGTGTGGGTGGAATTCAGGGAAACAGAATGAAGAGTTCATAGGAAGAATGCGTACACGACCAGGATGGAAGTGACCTGCAGAATCTTGCCATGGCTCTTCGTAGGCGACCTTTACAAATACGTCACCAGTAATTCCGCCTTGCTGTCCAATTTCAAGTAGGACACGCATCTTGTCATTGTCTACTTCCCAGATTCGTTCTAGACGATCTGGAATAATTGCTTCTGTTGCTTTTGGAGAACGGAAGTGAACGCCGTTACCAAAAGTAAAGCGTGAAAGATAATCATTGAATGCACGATAGTAGTTAACTGCAATCTGCATTTCGCCTTGTTCACGGCGGTAACCCCAGTGATGACCGAGGTACATTGCCCAGTTTAGTGAGTAACGGTTGAGGCGAGGACCGTGGACTTCAAATTCTTCGTCAGCAAGTTCCACCAAACCAAGTGGTGAAATAGAGATAGTTAAATCGCTAGACGCTGCTCTATACGACGGAGGACTAAAGTCAAGAAATGACATTACTTATTCTTCTTATCTTTCTTAACGTCTTTTTTCTCTTCTAAATGCTTTGCTTTTTCTTTTTCGTGTTTCTTTTTTGCCATACCTGCACGACGTGTTGCTTCAGTTGTTTCGATGAACTGTCCGCCACTCTGTACGTATTTCTTATGTACCCAAGCACTTGCACCTGGATTTGGATAGGAGGAGTACTTGGCCCGTGCCTGAGCAACGATCATCGCATACAGTTTTGGGTTAGCGGGTTTTTTCATATCTCCTCCAAAAGATAACTGATCTCCTCCCATACCCTATAGCATGGGAGGAGTTCAGGTGTAATAACTTAGTCGTTTACGACTGTTGGAGACATACGCTGTGTACGTCCACCTGAAACGACTTTGGTCTCAATCTGTGCTGCTGAGTAGTCGTTCATTGTTCCGTGTGCAAACTCTCCAAGGAAAGTTGGCGCTTCAGCCCATGATGCAGAGCCTACGTGTGCACGCTCTGAGAGGGTTTCAGCAGCAGACTTCTGCCACACTGGTGCATTACGGTTTGGACGACCAGGCGCTACTGCAGAACCTGATGCAATGCCTTTTTGGAAATCGTTTGGCACATCAGTGTCAGTTGCGATTCCTTCTTCAAAGCGAAGTGGTCCACGACGTGTTGCGTTGTCTGC